CTGACCTGGCCAAAGAATTGGTGGACAAGGGTATTGTAAAGAATCAGGAAGAGATGGTTCAATTCTTTCTCAAGGCTAGTGAGTTGGATGGGATTGCTCAACGCACCCAAGATAAGTTGATGCCAATAATCAGGGCACTCTATTATGGGAAAGTGGATTCCTTTTCGGCTGGTTTGAAACAGCTTGAGCGTTCTGCTATCGAGGCCCCGATTATAATAGAGCAAGTAAAGAACCTAGCCAGCGAACTAACCGATAGATTCCATCAGTATAACATTGCTCAAGAGGCTGGGGATATTGCTGCTGTCAAGGTGATAACAAGAAAAATAGATGAGTTGTTAGCGGGTAGTAATCAGTTTCTTAACGTGCTTTCAGGGACTGTAAAAAATGGTGACGAATGGACTCACTTTGATGAGTTTACACAATCCTGGATGGTCCAGGGGGCAAAGACATACACCTATGATCAAGCAGGTATCCTTGACCATCTTGGAAAGTTAAGTGAAACCCTGGAGAAAAGAGTAAAGAAGGTAAATAAACTTCGTGGACTTCAGGATACCGCTGTGCAACGGGGTAAGGAGTATCTGGCCATACCCCAGGTTATTCGAGACTTCGCTCGGGAATATGGTCAGGCCCTGGATTCACATTTCCAGGAAGCTCTATTGCAGGGTGTACCCTTCGCTCCCCGCAAGGGTGTGATTGGTTATCTGCATAGAGCAACAACTCCTGAAGCTCTTAAGTTACTTGAAGATTCGGACATCGCGGATCAGATTGAAAAGAAATTCTTTGCTAAGTGGCAGAAGTTAGGTTCTCCCTCCAACTTTAAGACAGGTGTTCAGAAGAGTCGAAAGGCGGAGGAGAAGTTTGTGGAGGAAATCAATCAGTACTTCAAGGAAGTTTCTGGTAAGGATATTGAGTTTTTCACCACGGACCCAAAGCAGATCTATGCCCATTACCGATCTAGTCTAGCCCGGGCTCAGGCCAGAACTCAACTGATTTCTATGTGGACACAGACCGCAATGGTCTGGGGGAAGCAACCTACTGGGTCGAGTATTAGTTTAGCTAAGTTTATTAAGGGGGATAAGGTATCCATTCCTAAGATGCTCAGGTTCGGGACAGCATCCTGGGATTACAAAGCCACAACTAAGGAAATCGCTAAGGCTCTTAAGGAAGCAGGATATGGGAAGATCCGGATTCCAAAGGAAGGACTTAAAGAGCTAGACATGTTACTTGAAGCCACGATGGGCAAGTTTGAAAAGATCGGCCCGATCATGCAGCAGTATGATAAGATTATGAATATCTTTCGAGGCTCTCTCATCAACTTCTTTCCTGCATATGGTGTTCGTAACTTAATGACTAATGTCATTATGAATGTTATGGCTGGGGATGTTGCCCCACGGCACTACAAACAGGCTTTGGAAATGTACAATGCAGGACTAAAAACTCTTCAGGAGAAAGAAGTAACCACCCACCTAAGATTCAGTACCCTATCAGAAGGGGAAAAGGCTAAGTATATACTCGATGATCAGGGTGAAGTTCGAAGGTGGTTTCATGGAACCAGTGCTGATTTTGCAGAGCATTCAAAACAATTTCGAGGGGCACAAACCGGCCCCGGTACTGGAATGTATGCTGACTTCTATGCAAGTAATCCCCAGACAGCAGGAACAAGCTACTACACACAGAGCTTAGTTCATGCTGAGTCTGAACGAAAACTGGGGTACAGACTTGAAGAGATGAGGGTCAGAATAAGGGGTGGGATGCACCCACAAGAGCTAGAAATGTATGATAGATACCTGCGGTTTAAAGCTCAGTATGAATATTTTTCAGGTCAGGTTGAGCACCTCAAGGGTACACTGGATAAAAAAGAACTGGAAAAAATGATTAAGTATAAGAAGGGCGCCGCAAGGGAAATGTCCAGCCCTTACTATGATTCCATCCGCTCGGAGATCGATAAACTGGAGGATGTAGAGGCCCAACTAGCTGCAATAGAATTAAAGGGGGCCAATCTACGCATGGCTGCCATAAAGATGCAGAATCCGGTCATAGTGGATATGAAGGGATCCGGCTATGTAGGCAAGGATGTAGAAAATATAATGTTCCGAGCCCGGGCCGAGGGCCACGATGGGGTTGTATTTAGGAATACCTCGGACAGTGTTGCGGATGACCCGACAGATATTGTTGCCATATTCAAGAAGGAACAGATAGAACCCTGGTTTTCAGGGGAAAGAGGCAGACCCCAGTATAAGGTTCAACAGGTAATTAAAAGAGACTTGACCCCAGCGGAAAAAGGTTTTCATGCAGCAGCTGAGGGTGGAGTATTTGGTACATCCAGAACAAGTATCTTTGAGTCTCTGTTTGGGACCTCCTTTGCTGTGGAGGGCAGGCCGAAGAGTAAACTATCAAGAGTATTTAAGGATCCGATTCGAGAATTATCCGGTGGGAGGGTTCCTGAAAAGGCAACTCGGTTTGCTCCATTCGGATTTCGCGGGAACCAAAATATAGAGAATGTTAGCCGATTAGCCCTCTACTTAGCCAAGAAAGAAAAGGGCCTCAGCCATGTCGAAGCCCTGGCAGAAGTCAATAAATACTTGTTTGATTATGGGGACTTGACAGCCTTCGAACAGAAATACCTAAGGCGGAATATGCTCTTCTATACCTTCACTAGAAAGAACATACCGCTCATGCTACATACGATGGTGGACCATCCTCGATTCCTGTTGAATTATGCTCGGGCCACGAGTCAAACTGCTGGGCATGGAAAGGCTCGACCTTCCTGGTTGCCAGATTCTTTTCACCTGGGTTCAATCAATGGTAAAGAGTTATCCGTGGCCTTCGGGCTACCCTTCGAGGATCTAAATATGTTTGATCTTCAAGGCCAGGGGCTTGCCCGACCACTACAAACTCTCATAGGTCAAACAAACCCTATGCTTAAGGAGATCATACAAGAGGGAACCGGCACGGATTTATTTACGGGACAGCCACTTCAGGGCAGCAGGTTTGAACGACTGCTGAAAGCATCCCCCGCCTCTCGAGCTGTGGGAACAATCCAATCCCTGTTTGAACCACCACACAGTATGTCCCGTAAGGCCAAAGCCTTGCAATTCTTTACGGGTGTAGCAGTTAGAAAGACCGACCCCGAATCTGCTCGTATGGCTGCAGATATGGATTCGGTCAAGCAAAGGTTGGATGAGATGTGGCGGCAGGGTGTAGCCCGTAAGAGACAAAGCTTTTCCTATGAATATGATAGAGACGGCAACCGGCTTAAAGAGGATGAGATGAAGCTATTATTCAAATTAAATAGCAGGTTGAAGAAAGGACAGTCGGATTACATTAAGTCACAACAGCAATAACTTACCATCTTTCTTACCAATAGGACTTGAGCCAAGTACCTTACAAGCAACCATATGATCAGCTGACAGTGTGATGTTCCCTATATGGAATGTACCTGAACCCCCATACTTAGCCCGTGGGTACTGAGCTGGAATCATTCTTCCTACATTCCTGGAATTCCAATTCCGTCGTTCACCACTGGGTAACCAAGTCAGGAACTCCTGTAAGAAGTCAGAATACTTCAGCACCGTTCCTGGGGTGTACTCACACTCTTCCTCCAAGAATACCTCAACTGGATTCCGATTGAATTGCTCGATCTCTTGTTTTATTTCCGAAACTAAACACGGGATTCTAAGCCGAGATTCTGGCTCAGGTATTTCGAGGGACATCAGTGTATATAGGAAGCCTGGGGCCTGCTCCTGTAACTCATCCAGTAACTGGACTTTGGGTATGGTCTTATCTGGCATATCCACCGGACAGGTGTTGATACGAGTATCCCCAGGGAGTATTGGGCAGTAGGATGAAGAATTGGCACACTGAATCCAGTGGGTATAATTAGGAACCACGAAGGGATCTTTACCCTTTGGGTGGATCGTGAGCGTCCTACTGGTAGTCCAGTCCTTGATTCTATCATAGGCCATCTTCACTTTGGCTATATTTATTTCTTCCACAACACACAATACAGCTCCAAGTAACTCACCACAGAATCCCTGTTGAGAAGTTATAGCCGTATCAGCCTGAATGTATCCTAGTTGATTCTTAAACAACAGGGACAGGGCCTCATGCAGGGTGGACTTGCCACAGTCCTGAGGGCCATACAGAAACAGATATGGAAGGGGCTGGTTAGGATATCGAAGCATAGAGGCACACCAATACATAAGATACTCAGCCCCCGTAAGAATACTAGACTGGGTACACCAGTCAGAATTCTTAACCCCTTGATCCAACCCCTTTCCAACATGCTGCAGGATTTTATCCCAGGTAGTATGATCCCCGAATTGAGGTTCAAAGCCAAGCTGGGGTGCCCGTACATTCCACCTTCTTCGGCCAGGGTATTCACCTTCAAAGGGTATCGTAGTTATATCCCAGTGGTTGTATACCGCCTGACCTAACAAGACTTCTGCATCCTGCTTAGATATACCTCGTGCAGCCATTGAGGGACATTATGTTAGTCCGGTTCTCTTTGATCCACCTTTCGCCTGTAAACAGGTACCAGCCATCCTCTTGTCCCCCTCGGATGACATGCCGAATTAGATCATCAGGAGCGGACAGCTCAACTTTCTCATGCCGATAGGGCTTTACAGTTTCCCAACACTTGGGAGTTCGGATAGGAAACCAACCTGCAAGACTTGTCGGGTCCCCATCTATTCTTTCAATCCTAAGGGATAGGTCCTTGGATTTTAATTTCTTCAGGTATGCTGGGCGGCTGAAGAACTCATCTGTTTCATCCTTACGAGTAAACTCAAATTCAAGTAGTTCAGCTGCTTGGATAGCATCCCAACCACTTACAAAAGAATACTGACCGGTTGAAGACTTAGTACCACCAACGATACGACAAGCAGTATCGAAGTCAGGATAAATATTATAGTAACAGCTAGTCCATCCTGAATCATCACGAGTCCAATAGTCGTTCTCAGTAGTTCCCTTATGGTGCCTTCTAACTGACCAACCACCCTGCGGGATTGGGAAGGCAAAACAGTTTTGATCATGCGGAACATTCCTTCCCCGGCTATTAGTCCTAAATATCCCGCGAAGATGAAGCTCATCGTGAGCACGAGCAAGATCGACGGTATGACAAACAAGCATATCATAATCACCTATCCCACCACCACGTAGTATCCTGCTTAGCAAACCAGGCAAGGAGTTTCCTATGCTCCTCTTCGAGGGATACTTTATATTCTTTGAAGTTGACATCCTCGAACTCCTTTCTATCCTTTATAAACTTAGGTGGGATATACCTTTTCTTCCTTCTGCTTTTGGACCGGCTCAATATGCTCCCGCCAATTTTGTGGTACCTGCCGAAGGTTTGTTCCCTGTTTGACCAGCTTGAGGCCACCTTCTTTTGTATCCCTATGCCAGATCCAAAGTACCTGTCCAATGCAATCAACCTTATCCTCAAACCTAATGCCCAGTAANCCAGATAATGTAGATAACACAGCTCGGGCCAGGGCCGCATGTTCAACATGGTTTTTTATAACGGGTGAGTTCTCGATAAAGACATATAGGTGGATACCCTTACCAGACTTGCTGGTGTAGATAGTAATCCAGTCTACAGCCTTGACCTTATCAACCAGTTCTGAAAGTTCTGCCTCGGTGAGTCCAGCATTGTGGTTAGTTAAAGAATCAAAGTCAAAGCCTACCCACCGAGACTTTTTATTCACGAAGTCCCAGCCAGTGCAGCCGATACCCTCTGCATAGGTATCTAAGGGCCAGCTCAACTCATGGTCTATATACTCTGGGTTATCTGTATTGGCTCGCCACGGAATCCGAAAAGGTTTCCATAGGAAATCATCATCCTGGTAACCCACCCACTTCCTTCCAGACTTGGCTGTATTTATTACTCGTGTTCCGAGATCCGTTCGGATATTAACTTGAGTTTCTAAGTTGGAGTTATATATCTTAATTGAATATTCACGGGACCCAATAAAGGCTTCAATCGCCTTTGTTACTTTCATTGTACTGATCCCCAATCTGTTTTTTAACCTTTTTGGAGGGTTGATAAGATACCATTATATTAGATCCCTTGAGGTGGAAGAACATTCCGCGTTCTCTAAAATGGTCCAGTACCGCATTCAGTGTATCAATAGCCTCAATGCGGGTTGCAGCTAATTCTTCTGGGGTGAAGTCAGCCATAAGTAAACTCCTTTAAAAAAAGATCATCCTCCAGGTGTTAGTCATTCCTTCGATGAAAGAAGTTATAAAGCTTTTCAGCAGCCCACCAGCAAAACTCATAATACATCTCCTAGACAATTTTATAAGCCAGCCAAAGATTCATCATTCACCTCCTTTCATCTCTCGCACTTTCGCCTCCGCGCCTTCGCGGGTGGAGTAGGCATCTGCATAATTAGCACAACCCATCGCCACCACCCTTCCTATATTTAGCTGCTGCTTCAGCTGACTCACGAGAGGAGAATAACCCTCCATAGGGAACATATACTTGTAGATCAACCATGTTCTTTCCTAAGTACTCCACCAGGGCTTGTCCATCTTGCAGACCCACGGGAATAACAGCATTTATATTACGGGCGGGACTCAATTCATATACTATATTGCCCAACAAGGCCACCTCCCCAGTCTTAATATGGGGTGAATGCCTGAGCAATAATGAATACTCCCGCAACAACCGAGCTGCATTGTCCCCTGGTCCAGCAAGTTTATCCATATTATCCGCAACCTCGAGAGGTTCCTCCTCAGTTGTTGTGATTGTTATTAGATCATTAGGGTTTATTGGATTTCTTAGTACCTCCAATTCTTGAATTCTTTCTTCTAAGTACTGTATTACTTCTTGGATCTTTTTGACCAGATCCTTATCCCAGACCCCACCCGCAGCGAGACGAGCATTCATTTCAGATTTCAGTTCTTGAGCCGTGGCCATAGTATTAGTCCTTTCTTATGTCATACAAGCCTTCATTGCAGGATCAGCATTCTCACCATAGATCTGCTGAAACTTATCACAGTTCTCTGCCACGGGGCATTCTGTTCCCCACATAAAACACCTACGCTGGGTTGGCTGAGCAACTTCAAAATCCTCAGCTTGGATCTGAAGGTACACCTTAGCAATGTCCTCCATCACTGCTCGTTTGAATGCTGGCTCCAGGTATGATCTGATTCGCTGGATACAGATCCGGAGGCCACCATCACTCTTAGGTTTGATTGCAATCTCTTCTACAGCCACGGGTGTATTCATCTCTAAAGTCCTGGGGCCAAAACTGAAGTAATCATACACAGTCATCTGCCGGGCCCAAACTTCAGCCAGCTCATGCATCGGGAAACCATCCCGCTCATGGGGTCGAGAATCTCCAACCCCATTGATGCTTCGATAGTTATATCCGGCTGTCCCATAGGCCCCAGAGTTCGACATCGCTCCCCGAACCTTGAACTCAAGGATATGCCCATCTGCATAGACCCCATCTGGGTAACCCAGGATTGGTACGGATACTCGTATTTCCATCCAGGGGAATGTCCAGGGTGCCTTCCTTTTTATAGTCCACACCCACCAGGTCTTCCTTAATCAGGTGATCGAGGAAACCTTCCTTAATATATAACTGGGCCAATCCCTGACCATAACTTAAAAGATCATCCTTTAAGTTTTCTGGCTCAAGAGCCTTAACCAAGTCAGCTCGTAAGTTATTGGTGTGCCCCTTCCTTTTCAGGAACTCATGCTTGATTACACAGTCGAAGACTGAACCCACGGCTGCGGCTGCACCCTGAGGATTCTTTGGCCATTCATACTTAGATAATCTCTTTAGATAAAATAACATCTGGCATCGTTTCCACTCCTGAACTGAGGTGTGGGACAGATGTTTTAAGTCTCTGTATACAGGTAGTTTCATGATCCGAAATCCTTTCTATGCTTGACAAATAAATATTCCTTATTCGAGATACTAAAAGCTCGAGTTCCATGAGTGATGTCATAGACATAATCCCAGCTCAGTCCTGGGAATTCTTTGTGGTGACTGACAAATATGTTTGAGTCCTGATTATCTTCTAAAAACTCACCAACCTTAACAGTATAGTCATATCCAGTAGTGTCCTCATAGTCAGGATCAATGTATATGTTCGAGGGTGGGAAGTCATACTTATGAACATCTTCCCGAACTGCCTCAACAATACTTCGCTTGAGCTGCTTAACTAGAAACCAGGTTTGTTCCCACTTCTTTTTACTACAAGCTTTTGGATTCACCCCCGGATGCTGCCACATGCCCAGGTTATCTCCTACAGGCTTTCCGTTGAATGCTGCCATCTGTAGTAATAAGAATCTTACTGCATACATGGGATCATCCCTGCTTGGGACCATCTCATTCTTCCAAGCATAAACATAACTTTCCATTGGCTTAGTAAAAGTGAAATTGAAGTCCTTCAATTTATGCTGGGATACTAAATTCCAGAATGTACCCCAGGGCCCAGCATCAACTAAGGTTACGGGACGGCCCCAATAAAAAGCCATTGCAGCAGATCCACAGCAAGCATCGAACACCGGCAGGTGATTACGACTGACATATCTCCACATAAACCCTGAGATCCTCGGGGCGTACTTACTCTTTGAACCCATATATCCAATCATACTATCAGTCCTTGTGTGTATTCAATAAGGTCTTTGATCTGGGCTCTGCAATCCTGTAATGCATCATGTCGTTCTGACTTATCCCACCTGAAATTCAACCCCTTTGAGGCTCGAATCGCGGAACCAACATCCAGTGTATGAGATACATACCAGGGGGATTTGTAGGTCGAACAGATCACAATAGGACCGACAGAATCCCAGATCAAACTCAGGGTGCTTAGCCCATATCCAAGTATCCAATTCCCCCTCGGCCTGTATTTCTTCTACCCAGTGAATAAAAGCTTTGAAGGCTCGGCGGGCGGATTGCATCCTATTATGTATGCTTTGCAACTGGCAGGACTTGAGTTTAGTTTCTTGCCACCAGTCGAAGGTCTCCTGGGACCCATTCCTCCCAACCAGAGGAACTAAGCATTTATCAAAGTGTGGTAACTTGTTGACAGTCCAACCCGTCTCATCAAAGCACTGGGCCGCAATCTGTATGATGCTACTCTTTTCCGCCAGTGTTCCATTGGTCTCAATGTCTATCATTAGGTGCATTTTTGATTGTCTCCTCTGTTAAGGGTTTAGTGGTTATATACCTATTCTTTTTATTGATATACTGTTCCCAGTTATCTGGACCGAAAATTCCTTTACGGCTTCCAGGGGTACCGAGGTCCTCGACGCAGGTTATTATATGTATCCTTACTCCCGCCTTGTGTAACTTAGGGAAGACTCTTTTCTGGGCAGCCGTCATTACACCGCTGGGAGTTTTCATCTCAATCCACCGCTGGCCATACAGAGGATGAGCACAATATAGGTCTGGCAAACCTGATTGAAACTGGTTGCCATGAGTCTTGATTGTTAGCCACCCTAGCTTTTCGAGGTGCCTGCGGACCTTATTCTCCATTATCTTTTCGGGGTGCTTCCGTGCTCTAGATATTATCATAGCGTTTCCTTTTTTCTACTTCGTGGTCAAAGATTGGTCGCATACGCCATAGCTTTCTAACCCCATCCTTTAGTTCCATCAGTCGCTTTCGTTCTGGTACCCAGGGCTGGGTGGCCATCCAAAACTCTTTAGGATAGTTCTTGTAATACTTAATTAGTTCAGCCACCAGTGGGATCATATACTGAATGATAAACTTGTTACTGTCTTTTATCTCACTCCAAGTCAATTTCTGTGCCATCCACAAGTGTATTTGTCTCTGGGATATCCCACAGCTCAACAAGGTCTTGCTCAAATCTGTCATGTTCTTCTCCCATAGAACTCGACTTATCTCCTTCGAGCGTCCAAGGTTCATCGCGTAGTCTCCTTTGATGCGTCATGTATGCTAAGAACTTCTCGTAGTCATAGATCCAGGAAAAGAGGTGTTCCGCTAACAAGAGTCGAGGACTTGCATCTGGGAACCATCTGGCCAACCTTCCGAATGCGAACTTAAATAATCTCTTTTGTCTGGACTTACTGTGGTTGACATAATAATAATAAAATCCTTTCATAGTGGGTCGAATCATTTCATAGTACCCCAAGACTCACAGTTTAATTTCCAGTCAACCCCTAGAAGGGGAACATATTTTCTATACTCCTCCAGCAGTTCCTGAACAATTGGAGTAGTATCCACGGTTCCATCGTGCACTACTAATAACTCATCATGAATCTGAAACAATCTTATCCGAGCTGGTGCAATACCTATTGGCTGTTCCTTCCAGAATCGGTACTGCCACCTCTTGGTTATCTCGGCACCTGTGCTTTGGATCGGGTGGTTAGATGCGGCCCTCATGTTTGCAGCCTGCAGTGAGAATGCTGCTGCATATAATGCGGACTGGGTCGCACCCCCAACAGTCTGGACTCGATTGCTTCTCTTGACCAGGGTTGAATCTCCTGAGCCATAAGCAGTCAAACTGGGCGGCGGATTCTGAGCCAACTTGAACAATGCCTTTACGATCTGATTCTCCAGGGTGAAGTATCTTCTGAACCCAAAGATATTCTCAACATACTCCGCTGGATCTCTCCATATAACCTCAGTTCCAAGCCCGCCTGGTTGAGTCATGCTACAAAACTTCTCTTGTAACTTTGCCCGTTCCTTTGCAATCTGAGGGAACAATTCCTCCAGCCGATCGTTAGCCTTAAGTATATCTTCCTGTTCTACATCCAACACCTCAGCCAACTTGCGGGCCTGACCCCCATACATCCAAGCAAAGTCTGCTTGCTTGACCTTGGAATACTGATTCTTTTCCTTAAGAACTTCCTCATAATCTAACCCCAGCCAAACCTTAGCCATGAGAGCATGGAACTTCTTTCCACTTTTCAGCTCTCGCGTTAGATTATCATCCCCGAATACTGCGGCCAGGATTGCCACCTCGAAGGATATGAAGTCTCCCCCATCTAGTTGTTCTCCGGTTTCATGCATAGTAAATATTCTTCGGAAAGAAGTTTCGTGAGGTATCCCTTGAGGGTTGATTGATTCTCCCGAACCTCCCTCACCACCTCCGGACATTCGGTTGGACTTGGTTCCAATGACTCTAAAGTCCGGATGAAAACTTCCACCTGAGATATACAAAAAATTAAGACGCTTGAGAATTCTGAGACGAATTTCAGCCTTTCTTGCTTCCAGGATTTTCTTCGAGACCCTGGGCCACGGGCTCAGATGCGTTTCTGATGAGGCCTTCAAGTGCTGGGCGTGCCGTGCTATGGATAACAGCTCTCTCTGCTTCCGTCGCAACCTCTGCCAGGGCCCTTCGTGCGGCGTTTGCTGCTCTTGGTGCTGCATTCATTTTCCTTTCCTGCTCAGGTATTAATGAGGATGGATCAGCCAAGCCAAAGCCCTGCCATCGAGCATTGGCTACAGCCACGGTCAATTCGGAATCAGTATCCCCCAGTGGTGGGGAGCCCATCGCGGGCCACAACTTCTGGAGCAGTGTAACATCTCGGGAAGCATAATTTCTAGCAACCGAGTTATGAGCCCAGGTTGCAATATGATGATTGATTACAGCGGGCCAGTTGGATCGGTAGGGTTGCCACATGTCCTCCTTAGGTTGGTAACCCTTAGCAATGACCCACTCGCCTTTACCCTCCCCCAATAATTCTTGGGACAGTGCCTCGAGTGATGTACTGGAAGCGAAGTGCAAAACTACATCTGACCACTGGGGATCTGGTTCACCTCCCCTTGGAATATGATCTCGAACTACCCAACGGTATCCCGCTTTACTTTTACTAAAGTGGATACCAGAAATCTTAATCCGACTCTGTAACTCTCGTGCCAGAGCCGGTGCGAAGGATGGTGGAACCTTCTTTATTATTATATCCTTCCGACCCATTGTAGTTTGGAACTCACCCTTGCGAGCATGTAGCATCAGATCCAAACAGGAGTGAGGGCGGAGAGATAAACCTTTGCAGTAGGGTTCTGCTTGCCAGATCTCATTCATTACTCCGATTGGCTTTCCTTCGTAGCCGCCTACATATTTTAGCCTATGGAGTATGTTATAAATCTTAACCAAGTGGAACCAGTCAAAGGATAGGTTGAAGCCGACCACACCGCCAGGATTGTTGACGATCTCTTGGATCACATCCAGCGTGTGTGGTATGGGCTCCAACCATACATTGTGGAGTGTAGGCATCGCAAGTCCTTTGGCATACTGAAGTAATACCATCGGGCCTACAAAACCACAAGTTTCGGAATCTAAGTAGATTGGCTCAGGCACCTATTTTAGTTTCCTTCCATCGAGATAGTTAAAGCACCTGCGTATAATAAAACTCCTTATTATAGAGATGACCGTGAAGAACAAACCTATGCCCAGGTTATCCGACAGGTGGACATGTATTCCATACAGGGGAAATACAATCAGTTGTCCGGCCAGGGCAAACAAGTAACCTACTGTAGTGTTTATCATGACCTCGACAAGAGATCTTCGCTTCGTCTGAATCATATTCAATACTCCGTTAAGTCTGATTTGTTTCTAAACCGAAGATACACTGGGTGCCTCGGCTTGTCCTTCATACCATAGGGTAGATACTTAAACTCAATGATCCGACCCAAGAGTTTTTCTCGGTCATGCCAGAACAACTGGCGTTCCTGAAAGGTAAAGCCCCGTACCCACCTTTAATAGTTTTGATCCTTCCAGGTGCAGATCAGGGGAACCTAAGGCTTCGACCTCAACCTTGTTTGCTTGGTGGCTGCTGTGTTCCATCAGCCCGAAGGCATTTAAGGTGGCGGGGTTCTGATTTTCTTGCCAGGATTCAAAGCCTATGATCGTGGCGTCAGCAGTCCTGACCGGCTTATACTTAATAAGGTGAGTCTGATTACGAGTTGTTCGCCCCTGCTTATAAGAATCATTCAAGCCCCTGAGTATTGCACCCTCATACCCATTAGTTAAGCAGGTGTCCATAAAGTGTTCGACCTCATCCGGAGTACGCAATAGGGTTTGTGGAACCAGTTGAAAGAACTTAGCTAACTCTAAATCCTTTATCCGAAGGATGCCTAACCATTTTTCAAGGGATGCTCGCCTGTCCGCATAACCCCAACTCAGCGGATAGGTCGAGTCGAAGACCAGGTAGTGTAGGTTAGATATGTCAGCATCTTCAGCCATGACAGTACTCATGGTCCGCCTATAAACGTCTGGAGCCGTGGCTACCCCGTCAATCAACTCGCCGTCCACCCTAAGCATCCTGTGTTTAGTTTCCGTGATCAAGGCCTGTAGCTTTCTATTGGGAAACATCTTGCCACTCGCCGACTGTGGCCCATCCTCGTTTATTATCATACGCAAGCCATCCAGTTTGGGCTGTCCCCACACTGGAAACTTCTTGTTCCAGTCCTGATACTTGCAGGGCTTCATAGGTCTAATGATCATATTACTCGCCACCTTTCCCAGAATTTAGGCCAGATCTTATACTGCCCCTTGCTAGTTGAAATCAAGGAGTACCCATCCTGTTTTCTATCCAGGTCGGGTGGAACTACAGCAATAACCATATGAATCGCTCCAGTGTGAATTGAACCCCTTTCCGAGACATGTTCCAGTATGGTTCCTACCTCGAAGGGGGCTGATGCTAATTTATAGCTCATACTAAATCCTCCATAGTCAACTGATCCAACGCAGTCATTACATCTCCCATAGAAAGTTCCTGCAGTCGTCGTTTCTTTTGCAGCAGATCGAGAACATACTCGTCCGTGGGGAGGTGAATAATATCTATAATGTTGGCACTGGCTCCCATCCCTATTCGGTGGATGCGATCTTCGGATTGGATTCTGTTCTCAGCATTGAAGTCATTGCTGTAATAAACTATAGTGTCCGAAGCATGGAGAGTAATCCCCATACCAGCAGAACCGACAGTGGCCACGAAAGCAATAGGTGTATCCAGATTGTTGGTCTGGAATTGCTCCTGCGTCGCCAGTAATACGGTTTCAGAATCAGCAATAGAAACAGACGGCTCCAGTTTCCAAGTAGAGCCACCAACAGAAAATATGACACTCCATCCAGCTTCATGGCACAGGTCCTTTATCTTATGGGCCGAGGCCTTGAATCCCGTATAGATAACTATACGATTCTTCTCGTTGATGAGAAAGTCCTCAAGGATCTCAGTCAGGATTTTATCCTTAGGTGTATTGAAAGTCTTTGTTCGCTTGTCCCCATGAAGGGTCTGGAAGTATTTATCCAGGACCTCATCCGAGATTATGTCCTCAGTATAGGGGCCTTGTTCTCGGTACTGGAACCCGTCGGACAACTGACGGATCTTGGATAATGCTTCGATGGCTGTGCCTGAATTATCAGCCACGATCTTAGCCGCACTGATAACCTCTTTACTTGGGGGTACCCTTAGGCGGGTGTAAGTTTTCTGGGGAAGATCAAGGCAGTCCTTCTTCAATCGGATATGAGCGTTAGGCTTCATCCGCTGGTACAGTTTGTTTATGTCCTTGGATCTCCAGTTAGTTATTTGAGTGTAACTTCCACCGTAGTTTCCTTCCTTTTGTTCCAAGTCTGCTAAGGACTTAAGTAAGTTTTTCTTCGAGTTCTCCCGTAGCAATCCTGGCCGGCATATCTCCTGTTGGCTCCACCAATCTGTCGGATCCTTTGGGGCTGGTGTACCTGTCATCAGAATTATGTATGAGTCCTTCTGCCAATCATGCCTCATATGGTGAGTTATCTCCCTCACCACAACAGTACGCTGGGCAGCAGGAGTCTTGAGCCGAGACGACTCATCCACACAGAGGACCTGCGGGGGCGTTGCTGCTGATTCCGCAACCTTACTTATTGACTGCACGCTGCAGGTGATAAACTTGATTGGGATTAGATCCGTAGGGAACTTCCACTTCTTCAGTTCGGCCTTCCATGCTAAGAGCGGGGCCTTAGGTGCAATCACCCAGACTTCACCCTGTAACCTGTTCTGGTCATACAGCATCTTGAGTGCTGTTAAGAAGGATAGAGTTTTACCTAAGCCCATTTCATGAGCCGCGATTGTAGATCTGACCGTGAGGAAGTGGTACACCAGTTCTTTCTGATGGTCCTTCAAGGGATACGGCCAGTCCTCGTCCTTCGTGCCAGCCATAAACTGATCCACAGTTTCATAATAGGTCTGGGCTCTTTTGTAGTAACTCGTCATACACATAGGACTGTCCTGGGGATAGCCAATGGCTCCGCGTGTATACTCACCCAGGATAAAGGCGTTCCGATCACTGTGGGTGGGATCAAGGAACTCCCAACTGGGTTTCTTCCATCTAGCTCCTTCCATCTGACGGAAAATATCTATCAGTTGCTTGTTGTATGGAGTCGTAACCCGTATCTTTTTAGAGATCAGCAGGCAGTCGCAGTCCATTCTGATGGTTCGACTGTGGGTTCGACTCGGTGGTAAGTAAAAGGGAATCATAGTCATTACAGTTTGTTCCTTTCCCCAGGCCGGAACGGTGAACTGAAATACTGGGGGTGCATAAACAGGGACTCGGCTGGTATCTTGCTACCGTGCTCATGAAAGAACTCCGGAGTATATTTACCTGGATTCAAACTGTATAGTATGGACTGGGCCGTGTAATGAACTGACTTATCCCAGTGTGCCCCCTCACTCTGGGGAGCGTTGTCCCAGTGTTTGTCAGGGATATGGTCAAGGGCCTGGTCGATCACCTGAAAATACAGGGACGGGCTGCTTTGCTTTGCACTTAATGCCTGCATGTAGTTGTACAGCAGATCAAAGTACGGGGGATCAGTTCGGGTTCGAGTCCACAACAGCATATACTCAGGGTCGATCTGAAAGAACTTTCGAGTTGGGACCTGAGGGAAATTATATGCTGGGTCCTCGGCTACATTGTTTACGATCTGAGCAGTATACTCGTGTATATCTGTCAGTCGCCAGAAGATATTATAGGCTGCACGAAGGCAACCTGCTCGTAAGTCTGGGGTTAGGATTTCCGCAGTCAACTCGAATGAGTGGAAGGGGATAAGCGTTATAGGCTTAAAGTGCATGGAAGACTCCTTTAAAAGCTGCTGCACCCACCCAACTGCTTGGTTAGAGCGGGTGCAGCAACTGTGGGTCCATAGTGTTATCGTTGAAACAGAGTTGCGTTGTTGTCTACCGAGTCGTCAGGTAACTGACCCTGACCCTGACCCTGACCCTGACCCTGACCCTGATCCTGACTGGATTGGCCTCCGGTTGCTTGGTTGACAAACTCAACGGCTACGGTCTGGATCCTGTTCTTGAAACTCTTCTCAGCCTGGTTGAGATCTATCACCTCGTCGCAGGCCACGGGAACAGGGATAAACCACTTGTTCTTTTTGTTGCCTATGAGTACGGAATTGAGATTGAAGACTCGTCTCTTATCCTGTTCGAGGAAACTGTGGCTTCGGGCTGTCTTACAGAAGTGGAAGGTCGCTACGACCCCCAACTCCAGGGAGTGCACACAGCCATTCGGGGCCATATCTGTAGTCGTGTCCTGCAGGCTTGGGCTTTTGCTTTGGACTTTTTCTTGATGTCCTGGAATGCCTCGCTGTTGACATCGAAGGATTCTTCGGTCAACTCGGAGTTGATTATGGATCGTGCCGCAGGCCGCCAGATCAAGGGGATGGACCTTGATTGTTGCCTGGGCTTCCGTCAGCGGGACGGCCCGTGAGAGTACTGATAGGGTCTTTCTGACCCCAGAAAACAAAGTCACCAGGCCGGCAGTTTCCTTCCATGACTGACTTGGATAGGCCCTGGCATAGTGTAAGTATAGGTGTAAAGTCACTACCCAACATCTCATCCAACAGATCCTGGCTGTTGTTGCCGAGCATTTCTTTGGGTACCTCAGGAATCATTAGTTCTGAATTGTTCTTTTTATCTGTCATCTGTAATTTCTCTTTTCAATTTTGGGTTGGTGGGGAGGGGATCACTGTCGCAAACTAGGCCGAAACTGTCCCGCCTTACGGCTCCTATTATTTTTTACGACCGTATCACCCCCACCCTACAACCGATGCGTAAGGTGGGACAGTTGGGACCAGCTTACCCAGGGATTAGACCAACGAGTCGGCCGTAATCACTGGCTCCTGCTTATCCTTCGGGATCAACTTACCAAGCAAGGAACCTGGGGAAGCGGCTTGCTGCTGTTCAGCCTTTTGCAACTTCTTCATTTCCTTCTCTTGGATAGCCGCTTGATGCTTGGCCCGTTGTTCCTCTACAGCCTCGTCATCCAACGAGAGGGCATAGCGAATACCGTCGAAGTAACCTACATTGTAGGGCACCGAGGCCTTATCAGCATTATCACGATCCTCCTGCGGGATGTCCTTCAGGGCTTCATAAGTTGCCGTAAAGATGTTGATGAGGTCAGTCTTGCCTCTAACACGGGAACTGGGGTTGCCACTCCTGGGCCTTCTTAAGCCCCCGTTTCTCACGGGAGATCTCACTCACACGGGCACTAACCGCACTGACAAATGTCTGGTAATCATCTGTTTGGGCTTTGTCAAACCAATCCGGCTGTTCTTCCTCGGGAAGCTTGGCCAAGAATATGAGGTTAGACGGGGTGATTGCCCCAGTGTCGGCGAGTTCCAAGGCATCGGGGTGCATCTTAGCAATCTTAAGACGATCCCGCAACCAGGTTTCAGACTTGTTGAAGGTCTCGGCCCAGAAGCTCAAGGGTTTAGTCCGATCGTGCATGACACAGGCCAGAACCTGCTTGGCATACTCACCAGGCTTCGTCTGGAACTTGTGAACATTGCAGCTGATCTGGAGTTGCATGATCCAGACCTTGAGTTGCTCGTCTGTGGTTATGTCATCAGGTGGGGATGCGATATTCACAGGGACAGTCGGGAGTCCAGCATCCTTTGCGGCTTCGAATCGGTGGCCTCCGTCGATAACTACAACGCGGTCTCCAACCATGCGGCCTAACAGGGGTTGAAGGATTCCTTTTGTAGCCACGGACTGGACCATGTCAGCCCACTCCTTCGACTCCTTGTTGGGATGTCGGAGTGCGACTGTATCAATGATTACTTGGTCTGTAGGGACCTTTTTCAGTTCCATCTGCATAATGAGTTTCCTTTTATGCTTGGGTTAAGTTACGCCTGCACCGTACTTTGGTGTAGGCAGATATGAAACGCTTTAGTGTTGTGATGTCCTCCTCTCTGATAGCCTTATCCACAATTTCGATGTTCTTAGCACCTTGAGTTGTGGCAGGATCAAACATTTCAGGCATGGATACCTCCAAGCCTTGCAGATCCTTAAATAATTGGTTGAGGTGGCGGGCCAGGGTGTACTTCGCTCGAACCTGCTCCAGCCACAATAGAAATCGTGGTTGAAGTGTGAACAGCCCATCATCAAGGATGTGGGCTTCGAACAAGTCCCTACGCTCCTCTCGCCGTTGATTCCAGCCCGTGAGAGCTAGACCGCTATTGTTTGTCTCGTTTGTCATGCCCTAATTATATGCACTAGGATTCACCTAGTCAACCTCCTGTATAAATGCTATTGAAATACTTTTTACTACCTTTTTCACCTGTAACCTACAGGGCCCTGGCTAGAAGGCGGACCTAGGCGGACAAAGCAAGGACGTAGAAAGGACTTAGTGTTCCAGTTTGAAAACGAGAATCCAGGGGACAGGGGAAATACATTCTTGCAACCGCCTAGCAGCGAGTAAAAAAGTAGGCGACGATCGAGAAAAAGGACTAGTCGATGGCCCAGGCGGGATCTAGGCGGGAGTACAGGCCGGACATAGTGGGTGTTAGAAACCGGCCAGTTGATGATGGAATCAGGGAGGCGGACAAAGAAAGGACTTAATTTCAATGATGTTCCCCAAGAAAAAAAGGTATAAGAAAAATTATTCTTATTATATATAGTATATAAGGCGGGACGGGTTGTGCCACTATGTCCTTTCTTGGTCCGCCTTCGATTGCTGGCATCTGGGCTGTTACTGTCGCTGGGGCTGGGGCTGTCCTCACCTATCTCAACTAAACAATGGTTCTGTATCATCCGGTTGAGTTCTCTTTCAGCGGGGTGTTCATTCGTTACAGGGGCTTGTAAATCTATCTGGGTGCCTCGTGGAGTTTTCTTGCAGGTCTTCCTGAACAAGGCCTCCCAGCCTGGACCGTCAGGCCCAGGCTCGAAGGTGTAATGTCTCAGTGTGAGGCAAGGGAACCAACCATAGTCATTCCAGAAACAATAGAGATCAATCCGCCTCTGAAGTTTCTGCTGTAGTTCCGGTTCAGGTTGCATCACAGGTTCCTTCCTTGTAGTCGGTTGAGCTGAACTGGAATGTAACTCCGGCTTCTGCCCAGGTCTCGAGTCCACACTCCATTTCGTAGGCTTCGGCTGAGGCTATTTCATCTCGTTCGTATGCCCAGGCCTCGACCGAGTAATAGGTACCAAACTCGTGCCCGTTCCTGATAACCTTGAGCTGGGCCTTTGTGGGCTCGTAGTGTTTTTCCAGGGCCTCTTTGTAGGCTTTGGCCTGGGCCCGCTGGACATAGGGTTCGTATCCCATACCTGTAGGTACACAGGGCTCGTCATTCGGGCAGGATCCAATATAGACTTTCAACATGGCTTTAGTCCTTTATGCTGAATTTGAGGAAGGTTACAGGGGCATACTGTTCGCACAGTCCCTGAAGTAACACGTGTATAGTTTCGAGTTCATACTGATTGAAATCGAGTCGGCTGTCCAGCTCAATAATGAGCTGGAAGGACACCCGTTTCTTGAATTGGACTCGGAACTCCCATTCCTGTCCGTGGTTGGACAGGTTTTTATCGAGGGCCTTAATCATGCCCTCAGTGATTGTTCGTAGTTGATCGAGATTCATTTCAAAGCTCCTTAATATAGATGTATTCGATTTTCAGTACCCGTTCGAGTGCCCTACGGACATCCGCAAAGCAAACAGAACCCAGTCGAATGGGGATTCGTAGTTCATCCCCATCGGCTAGATCCACAGCCATCAGCTCGGTAGCATTCGTGGGGTGGTTTATCCCCAGTTCCTCCAGAATTTGTAATACAATAGGCATAACATAGCCTTTCTGCCGCTTAGCGGCTAACATGGGTTATAAAAGCCACCCAAACCCTTTCGGGGATGGATGACTTGAAAGGGATTATTCAGTTGCTTAACTTATTGATGGTGATCTCATAATCAGCTGTAAGAATACTTGCAAGGTGTTCTAGCGTACTTTGAATGCGGGTCAGTTCCTCAGGTTCGGCTACCCAAAAGGTGTAGCTAAAGCTATGTTTACAGTATCTGAATCGAGTTGTAACCTCGATTTCATAGCTGGGGCAGTTTTCTTTTTTATCATAAAGATGATAAGCTAGTTGGAATATAATTCTATGAAATCGCTTGATGGTCATGATAGACCCTTTCCGCCCGCTTAGCGGGCAATATAGTTGTGAAAAACCACCCAGACCCTTTCGGGAATGAGTGGCCTGAAAGGGATTATTCAGTTTTCTCACAGACGGCTGCGGTGTAGTCTGTGGTCGCAACTAGTGTGCATGCAGCCATAACAATTTGTTCAGCCCTGTTGCGGCTGTCCTCGTCGGAGAATCCATACCACTTGATGTGGCTTAAGTGGTTTCCCCAGTGGGCATTGAGTTGCACCTTGAGCTGGTATGGACAGCCATTTTCAGGTTCCCATACATCCGCCAGCAGTGTGTTGAGATTCTCGAACAATTGTTCAGGTTCCATAATAGATCCTTTCCGCCCGCTTAGCGGGCAATGTAGTTGTGAAAGCCACCCAGCCCCTTTCGGGGATGGATGACTTGAAAGGGATTATTCCTTCACCTTGTCGATGGTAACCTTGTAGTTATTTGTAACAAGACTCGCGAGTTGCTCCAATGTAATTTGGACTTGGGTTACTTCCTCAGGCGTGGGTATCCAAAGGGCCTGTGATATATGAACGCGAGTGAGACTGTAGTCAAACTTAACCCAAACCTCATATTGGGGGCAGTCCTCCCTTTCATCATAGTTTTGAACAGCCATTTGCAGCATGGTCTCGTAAAATTGATTCAAGTCCATAACAGATCCTTTCCGCCCGCTTAGCGGGCAATGTAGTTGTGAAAGGCACCCAGCCCCTTTCGGGGGTGAGTGGCCTGAAAGGGATTATGCGATATCCGCATCACAGCTGCTAGCCGAACCCCCATTGTACGAGATCAAACAGCAGATCGCGTCAATGGTTACTTTAGCGGCCTCGCGAGCTTCCCTCGAGGGGAATCCATACCATTTCGAGTGTGTTAGGGACATTTCACCCCGACAGGTATTGAGTTGGATGAGAAGTCCATAGGGATCATTCGGGCGGGGATTCCATACCCCAGCCATTAGGATTTCAATATCCGCGAATAGGTGTTCGAGTTCCATGATAGACCCTTTCCGCCCATATAGGGCAATGTAGTTATAAAAGGCACCCATCCCCTTTCGGGGGTGGATTGCCGAGCCGGTCAAACCCCCCAACCAGGCCGACCGGATAGGTTGCATAGGAGGCATATGCGGAATGTGGGATCGTATAGCCCACCGAGCATATCCACCAGATCATTCCAGGTATCCCGATCATCCCCAGCGATGCCGAGCAATATTTGTAGTTGGCAGCGTTGAGGCCCCCGCCGGATTGTTATCAATACAGGCGTATTATAGCGGGGTGAGGTGCGGGATGGAAAGCTTTGTTTAAGCATATACCGCAATTTCGATTTGTTTGGAGGTTGCATAGTATAACCCCTTTCATTGATGGATTATATGCACTCGATTGACACCTGTCAATCATAATTATTACAAACTATTTCATATACTTAATGACACCCGAATATCATTATGGATTCCCCTATTGTTTATTCATTTCATGTATTATCGCACCGATAATACTTTATACCTCGTCAAAGTTGATCTCAGGGAATACAGGCCCTTGCCCATATATACAATTGTTTAGGTCGGGCGTTGGGAACGCCGCTATAAAAGCCTCGCGTCGGCTTTCATCCCGCAATACGGGGAGGAGGGTCTCAGCCAATTCCGTCAATTCTGAATTGGGGACGATACGGGGAATATACTTGGCTATCCGAGTATTCCCCCGCACTCGTTCGGTCTCATGCCCACTGGACGCGGGCAATTCACTGGTACCCTCAGGGTTGCTTTCAACCTGTTCGAGTACGCTTTGCAACCATCGAGTAAACTGGCGGATTGCTTTAGGCTGGCTGTTGTATCGGGATGGACTTTTCCACCCCGAACTCCATTCACCTTGATGCCGGTCAATATCCTCGCCAACCACCCGGCTGGCGAAGAAATGTATACGACCCAAGTGTAACAGCGGTTTGCCGTATACGGGAGTCGGCTTGCCAGCCGACCACCGCGTGAGCTGATTCCAGGCCATCGACATATGCCCTGCGAGGGCGTATGTAGTTGACCCGCCGCGTGAGCGGTTACCAACAGCCGTGATAGTTTCATCCGATAATTGGAACTTACGCATAATAAGATACCTTTCAGTTTATCGGGGAATCCATAATGATATTCGGTTATCAATGAGCGCCTGGGCGGTTGCCTTTCATGCCTTTTGTACCGTCCGATGGTTGGTTGTGTTCGGGCGTTTCATTGTTCGCCCGCATATACCATAATGATATACCGCCCGATTCATTTGTCAAGCATATGATGGTATATTTCGGCATATTTATCGCTTTTATCCAAAAAAGTTTATTCAGGGTTATTGGACCTATATTGCCGGTTATCACTTATTGATAATGATTATTCAATATCCTATAATGAATCGGGGGTGAAAGGTTATTGGACGCTGGCCGGTGATAAAGTTATCGGACCTTCCGCGAATTGTGGTCCCGCGAGGTTATCGGACGCTGGTTGGTCCCGCGAGGTTATCGGACGCTGGTTGGTCCCGCGAGGTTATCGGACGCTGGTTGGTCCCGCGAGGTTATCGGACGGGGGGAGGGGGTATAGGGACTCCCGTGTATGGGCGTTAATATAGTTAGGGTTTCGAAGTCAGCGACACTTTAAGGAGCAGCAGGATATGGCAGATTTAGAATTGGTACCCACAGGAGAACTGTTTGAAGAGTTGTCTAAAAGACACTCGACTGCAGTCTTGATGACCTCCCCACCAGCAGGAGCACAGGACATGGACTTGTGTGTCTACTTCCCTGTGCCAGCCCGAAGGAACACTCTCGAATTGCTGGGCTTACTTAAAATGGGACCCCAGCTGGTCAGAGACGCAATGATGGTAGAACAATTCGAAAACCAGGAGAACAGCTATGAAGAAGATTAAAGTAACCAGCCCCAGCACAACAGTCTTAGTTATTGCAACGCTACTCCTCATGTGGCTGATTGTATCGGTCGGCTGCTCGGAGCAGTTAGACCAATGGAAGCAACAGTCCCAGAGACTGACCCAAGAGGGTGATGAGATCATCAAGAATATTGAGGCGAATCCCAACAACCCTGTCCCACCTGAGACTGTCGAACGGTTATCGCAAATCCAAAGCACAGTGGCCCAGCTGAACAGTAAGGTCCAGGGTGCTGAGGATCTGTGGGATCTCGCACAACTGGCCGTGGGTTCTGCGGCAACAGGCACACCCTTATCCATAGGGTTGGCCGTATTAGCGGGCTTGTTTCGCAAACGCAAGAGGCAGACAGTGCAATTAGTCAAGAATATCCAGGATGCGAAGTCTGGGGAATCAGATAAGAACACACTCATCCTGGATGCGAATCAGTTAAGGAGCAACAACATCAAGCATGGACTTGAACCGCTGATCCAGACAATAAAAGGAATCAGTTCATGACATACACTCAGGGCCTGGAAACCAAAGACGATCACAGCCTCCTGCGCCGGGCTGTCCGTGAGAGGTGGCCCATCGGTGGGGCAACTCGAAAGAGATGTCTCACCGTTTTGGAAGCGATAGTATCAGATCCGCTAGACTTAGAGGATGAAACAAAAACTAAAAACCAGATGGAGAGCATCAAAACAATTGTAGCAATCGACAGACTGAACTTGAAGCAGGAGGAGATAGCTACACCACAACAGCATATGCATGAGCACTTACACCTGTTCGCGGACATGACCGAGGAACAACTTCGAGTTCAGTTACTCAAGGAGCGAGAGCATAGACAGTTGGCGGATTTATCGGAAGAGAACAGCCAAGCAATCCATTATGTAGATGCAGAGGACATTGACGTATTATGAGTAGGGCAGCAGTCATCAAGGAATTGGAAATACTCCGCGAGCTTAAAACTCGCGATGCGGAGCCAATCTTTGCATACACTCCCTGCTCACACAAGGAACGGGACCAACTCCGGTTCCATAAATCCCCTGCGATGGTCCGTCTGCTAACTGGAGGAAATCAATCAGGCAAGTCTTTGGCTGCGGCTGCGGAGGTAGCTTATCACTTGTTAGGTTGCCACCCACATCAGGCCACGGCTCCCAACCCAAGAGTATTCTGCTTATCCGCAGTATACCGAACAGTCCAGGAAGGCATATGGCGACACTTAAATCCAGCCTCGCGTGAGCTCGGAGGCGGAGCCGGATTCATTCCAAGGGAGCGGATCCTGAAGACCGGACCCAAGATCCCTGGGTATGATATACCAAGTTATCTGGAAGTTCTACCCTTCGGAACAAGTTGCAAGGATAAGTATGGAAATAAGGCCAGTTCCAAACTGGGAAGAATAGACTTCTTATCTGCTGAGGGCGGCCAGTCTGCTCGGCGAAGAGTACAGGCAGCAGCAATTGATCTGTTCTCCATCGATGAGGAAGTTGAAGAGATCCTGTGGGAAGAAATAAAAATGCGACTCCTGGTCCGGGGTGGAAAGGTAACACTGTCAGCCACGATGGTGCAATCTGAGCAATGGATGATAGACATAGAAACAAAAGGCAAAGAGGGATTCAAGGGCTATGATCTAATTCGGCTGAACACGGATTATAATGAGCATATCAAATCCTCAGTAAGGGATCAGGTCTTTGCCGGCATGAGCGATGAGGAACAACGGATTCGGCGGTTAGGCTTATCCAGAGCATCCCAGGGTCAAGTGTATCCTGAGTTCGACGGTGGTCATATAGTTGATCCATTCCCCATACCTGCCGACTGGCCCCGCTTCATGGCTATGGATCCTGGGTTTAGAACATTTGCCGGATTGTGGGCAGCAATAAATCCCAAAACAGGTCGTACCTTCATATATCGGGAGATGTATGAAAGGAACACGAACCTGGACAAAGTCGCAGAGTTTGTTTATCGGGCAGAGAATATAGCTTGGGATACCTTAACAGGATCCCCGGTAATTGGAGCGGAAACAGAAGTAATGACCACTCGATGGTTGGATCCTGCAGGGTTCGCTCATTCGGTGAGTGGCGAGATCGGAGTGGGCATAACACTAGCAGCCCGGTATCAATTGAATACGGTACCAGCTCAGAACAGCGTTATGGCCGGAATTGAGACAGTTCGTTCCTGGTTAAAGCCAGGCTTGGGTGGAACNCCTATGGTCCAGATCTTCAGCAATCTTACTAATTTCCAAGCCGAACGGCGAACATACAAGTTCAAGGAAAATTCGCCGAGCAGCAAAAATGATTCCAGGCCAGATCGTCCTATCAAGAAGCACGATCACCTTATGGATTGCTGGAGATACCTGGCCATGGGGGATAATTGGTCCCTCTCAGGTTACGGACAGTTCTTTCAAGAGTAAGGCTGATGAGTCCCGGCCATCTCTTGAGGAATCACTTAAGTTTTCATATGGACTCAAGTCAAACTTTGCGAAACGAGCAGGAGCCCTGTCGGAGGTCGATAGGGACGTCGCAAAGTTCCTACACGATCGGGATAGAGATCGAGAGCAGGAGTACGATAATGATTATCGGTCCGGATGGTAAGCCCATCGGAGGAACATCTGATGGAACAGGTCCCAAAATTGTGGCTGCTTTCTTAGTATTCGATAGTATGAAGGCATCCACCTTTGAGTGTGCGATGAACTTAGTTTCATCAGGAATTCTTTGTGGTTGGTCAGTTATAAGGAGTACACTTTTACCCACAGCTCGGAATATTGTAACAACAAAGCTGCTGGAGAATTTCCCCGATGCGACTCATATACTTTACTTGGATGACGATATGGCGGACTTTAATGAGAATCATATAAAGAGTCTGGTCAATGCTGACAAGGATATAATTGCTCCCTTGATGGTTCGGAGAATGCCTCCCTTCCAGCCCGTGTGCAATCCCTTAGGTGGTCCTGACAAACTCTTGGAAGAGATCCAAAAGCCAAAGCCACAACCCTTAGAGTGTGAGCATGTAGGAACGGGTATCCTATTAGCTAAGACAAGCGTAATGCGACGGATACCAATACATACCAGCAATTCCGCAGAACCTCATGATGAGTGGTTTACTATGGACCGGTATGATGAAGCTGATAAGATCGCAGCGGGTCTTCCCTCAGCGGAGATGAGTCCCAAGTCCATTGTTGAATATACGCTCAAGCAGCACAAGACTTATGACATGAGAGGTGAGGATGTTTATTTTTGCAATCGAGCACGCAGTAAAGGAGCTCATGTTTGGGTTCACGCAGGGTGCCAAGTTTCCCACCTTGGATCTACACCCTTTCATGTCGGGCACTGGATCAATGCTTTAAAGCAGGAAGGAAAAATCAAATGCAACTGATCATAGTAACTGGAGCAGATCGACCTGAGATCATCTGCAAAGTCCTAGGCCAACACCCCAACAGTCTGATTCTAGTAGTGGATCTTTTTGGTGGGGAGACCCTGGACATGATGGAAGCAAAGCTTCGAGATTTCTTTGGGGATAACGAGAACCCCACTTTCAGTAAAGTTCTTCCTGTGCGGGCCTCCCCTCTGGACTTCCTGGAGGCATACCCTGAGGATAAAGATGCTGCCTCCCGCAAACTTGACCTGGTTGTCATCTGTTCCACTATCGAACTGTCGGACCTGGCCTTAGAAAATGCGTCGAAGTTGAGGGCCAAGGAGGTACAAATTGAAGGATAAGTTGTTAGATATCTCGTTGTATGCCTTATTAATAATAGCAACAGCCCTTGGGGGTTGGAACCTTCACACGACTGCTAACTTAGGAGAACGAATTAGAAGCGTTGAAACAAATCAGGAAGTCTGTCCAACACCGGAGGATATTCTTGAGGTTTGGAAGGGCATTGCTAAATTGCAGAACGAGATAACTCACAATGAAGCAACAGCCCCAGACTGGATTCTGGATAGATTGGATAAAATAGATATCAAATTGGACAAATTACTTAGCAGGAGTTCAGGACAAAATGGAACCACAAGCAGTAGTAGTTATGACACTTTCGGCCTTTACCCTCGGTTTAGTACTTGGTTTAATCTTGACGATTTTCGTAGCTCGTCGCTACGCAACTTTGATTGAGAATCAAGCCTTGGTAATGAATAACATTCTCGGAATTCAATATGGCAATACTCAGGCACAAACACAAGTTCAGTCTCCGGAAGCGGGACTTCCCCCAAGTGAATGGCCCCAGGATGTAGATCTTCGAAACGACGAGATTGAGGCAGTAATTGAAGGATTAGATTAATGCTGAAACAGTTTAACCAAACAAAAGACATCCTGGATCTTGCTGACCCTGAGAAGGTTAATGAACTGGTTAAGCATAGCGTCGAGGCTCGAAAGACTCGTATGTATGACTTCATGCGTACTTGGTATCTTCAGATTGCCTTCTTCGCGGGTCATCAAAACCTTCGATGGAATGAGGTGACCCGCCTTCTTCAAGAACCTCTTGGCCCCAGCTGGAGACAGAATCTGGTTATCAATTTAATCCAGCCTTCTGTCCGAACAACTGTTGCCAAACTTTTAAAGCGGCGACCCTGGGTGGATGTTACACCTGCAACTGGGGACTCCAAGGATGTATTCATAGCGGAGAGAAGTAAACGAATACTTCAATTTTACTGGAAGTATTTGGATGTAGGTGGGACTCTCCAGGATGCATTATTTTGGATGGCCACAACGGGTAACGTTTTTCTCAAAAACCTCTTGGGATTCTTCGGCTGGGGAATACATGGAGGTAAGCCCCTCAGATCTGGTTGATGCCCAAGATCTGAGTGCTGAGGACAGGGGTTGTCGCTTTTAAAAATTGTTCAGAAAGTATTTTAGTATTCCAAAGGGAACTCGGTTAAGTATGGAAAAACTTTACCATCTCCCGATTGGAGAACCAAGAGTAGATCTGGTTACCCCCTTTGAAATCACAGTGCCCTCGAGAATAACAAAGTTAAGGGATGCCCCTTGGCTTATCCAGACAAAAGTAAGGAACCTGGATGACCTTCGCGAGCGGTATGGCAGTAATGCGAATGCTTTACAACAGGGCGATCTTAGTAGCTCTGACCTGCAGATCGTTTTTCAAGAACGATTACTTGATGCAAGCCTTGGCAGGTCTGGTGCATTCTCAGGAACAGATACCAATCGAAGAGACTATGTTTTAGTTCATGAGTTTTGGCACAGACCAACAAAGCACTTCCCGAAAGGGGCCCATTACTTATTGGCTCAGGATAAGGTCCTGAATGATAACATAGAAAATCCATACTCGCACGGGCAGATCCCATATGTTCACCTTCGGGAAGTGCCAGTGCCAGGAAGATTTTGGGCAACCTGTGTTGCCGAGCAGTTGATGGATCCCCAGCGGGATTACAATAAGACCAAGTCGGTCCTGGCTGAGAATAGAAATACCATGACCGGCGGTAAGTGGTTGGTGCCAAACAACTCCGGACTTGGTGCAAACAAGATCACTTCAAGGCCTTTCGAAATTTTAAGGTATAACTATCCCTTCCGGCCTGAGGTATTGAACATGCCTTCATTACCCTCATATGTTGAAAGAACTCTGACCGGAAATAAGAGTGACATTGAGGATATTTCAGGGCAGCATGAGGTTTCCCGTGGCCAAGCCCCTGGGCAGGTTCGAAGTGGTAGTGCGATCAACTTATTACAGGAGTCAGATGATACCCGACTGGGCCCAGTGTCAGCGGAGATTGATAATGAGGTTTCCCGATTGGGTTCCATGATGTTGGAGAATATAGCCCAGTTTGTTAAGGAGCCTCGGTTGGTTAGAATCCTGGGGGATGAAGCAGCATATACTTCATTCACCTTTACAGGGCAAGATCTGATAGGCATGGCTGATAACCCCAATGTCAGCTATTATGATGTAGATATTCGTATGTTCAGTCAATTGAATATGAGCCGAGCAACTCAACTGAATTTGCTGGAAAGACTCATGGATCGGCAGGTATTAGATCCTGTTAAGGACCGCGAATTGATTCTACATATGACGGATATGGGAACCACAGTCGAGGCCATTGGAGGTATTAAGAAGGCAAGAGCTAAGCAGTTACAAGAGATTAACCGGATGGTTCAAGGTGAGCAGGTGAGCCCCAATTTCTGGGATGCACACGATACCCACCTGAGGACCATGAGAGATTATATGAACAGTGTCGCTTTTGATCAATTAGATCCTCAGATCAAAGAGCAAGTCATTACTCATTTTAAGGCCCATCAAAGTCTCCAAGCGGAGGAAAGAGTATTACCCGATATTCTAGCAGGAGCCGAAGCAATGAGATTGAAGGCACAAGTCCAGCAGGATCTCGAACAACAAGGAGTAATGGATAATGCCAGCACCAGCGGAGCAGGAATTTCTCAAGGAACAGGAAGCCCAACAGGAGGCCCCGGCCCAACAGGAGGCCCCGGCCCAACAGGAGGCCCCGGCCCAACAGGAAGATGACCGTAAGAGAATGATTGTAAATGGACAGGAGTATGCGTTTACTCCACAGGAATATGAAAACCTGGCCCAGTATGGATTGAACCAATACATTCAACAAGGAGCTACTAATGAAGAGCAAAATGAAAGCACACAAGGCGGACGGGGCGGACAGGGCAGCTCAGGCGGGGCTAAAGGGCGTCGGGGGCAGTATGCCCAAGATGACTCCCACTCGTCGGAAGGTGAATACCTCGAAGGGGAGGATGAAGAAAATGAAGATTCAAGACTCGGACAAAGATTGAATAGTGTTGAAAATGGAGTTCAGAAACTGTTGAATCTACACAAAGAGGAAAAGATAAATCAGCAGTCCCAACAGAATGCCCAGATACTTGGGCAACTTTTGGAGAATTCCGATTTTGCAAAAGCTGGTCCGGAAGCAAGGAACTTGATTTCTCAGATGACAATTAATGAGTTTATCAAGGCTCCTGGGCTTGGAATTAAGAGACACTTTGAATCCATGGAACAGAACCTTAAAAAGGTGTACCCTGTTTCCAAGGGGAAGAAGGCAGCTGAAAAACTCAATGATCGGGTTGATACCGAGGTTGGTGGGGGTGGTGCCCCCGGAATTGATGGACAGGGCGGAAAAGCGTTTTCCGTCAAAGACTTAATGAAGGGCAAGATACGAAGAGCGGTTATTGCCCGAGGAAAAATGAAAGTATAAGGAGCTATACTTATGGCTGGATTGACGCTTACTAATTTTGACGACATCCTCAAGATCGATTATCTGCCCCCGATTCGGGACGCAGTGAACCAGGACACAGCCCTGTTCAATTACTTGGAGGATGGCAATGAGTTCATCTCAGGTAGACATGCTTATATTCCACTGCATGTCTCCCGCAATGAAGGAGTCGGAGCTCGTGGTGAAGGCGGAACATTGCCTACGGCTGGGAATCAGGGGTATAACTCTGCCACCTATGGCATGCGATATGTTTATGGCAGAGTCAAAGTCACAGGCCCGGCTATGGCCGGAACTCGAGACGATGATGGAGCCTTTGCTAAGGCCTTAGATTCTGAAATCGTGGGTATCACCAAGGATCTTCGTAATGATATGCAGCGGATGTGCTGGGGCTGGGGTGATGGTTTGCTAGCTAATTCGGATGCTGCAACCTCGGGTACTACGGTATTTCAGGTTGATACAACTCTGGCTGGATACAATAAACGGCATCTCCGAAAGGGCATGCTTGTAGATATTCTTCAAGTTACTGGCACCACGAATGTTGATGGAACGGCTGGCGGCAACGGAATTGGCCGGAAGATTGTATCAGTGGATTCCAGTACCGGAGACATTACACTGGATGCAAACTTTACAACCACNTTGACTACCGATATTGGTATGTACCGAACGGGCACTCGAAATATCGAACCTATGGGTATTGGTGGTATCTTCAGTGATGTTAATCCGGATGAGCGGATCAGCTCTTCTACCCTGACCAGTGTAGCTGATTTTGGTGGAATTGACCGAAGCGTGGCTGGTAATGAGTTCTGGCAGGCCCAGGTGCTGTCTAATGGTGGCACCAATCGAGCTTTGAC